AGCAGTTCTCGTGCAACATCCACATAGAATTTGTCTTCATTTAGTTTGGACTTCTGTTCTTCAATGAGCTTGACTTGCCCTCTTAGTTCAGAAAGTTTTTCTTTGTCTTCATCAGATATTTGTCCTTGTTCATACTTGGCAATGTCTGCTTCTAATTTTTTATTGAAACGTTCTAGTTCTGAAATTGATGAACGAATCTTTGCAATCTCCACATCGTGCTTACGAATTTCTTCAAGTGCAGAAATGATTTGATCTAGACGTGTCTGTTCTTTTGTTTCTAGTTTTTCAATCTCTAAGATTGCTGAGTCGATTTCTTCAACCTTTTGGGTTCTTGTTTCAATCTCGACTTTTTTGGTTTCTTCTTGGATTGGTTGTTTGCAGGTTGGACAGTCTTCGCTGTCCTTGAAAAAGTTGATCTGCCGCTCATGTTCCCCCCTCTTGTTGGTTAAGGCGGCCTCTGTCTTACCTAATTTGCGAATCTTATTTTCGATTTCTGCTTTCTCTTCAGCATCGACAGAAAGGCGTTGTTTCTCTTCCTCAAGAGAATTAACCTCTTTTCCTTTTGCTGCAATTATGAGTTTGTTATCGTTAACTTTGTTTTTGTTCTCTGTAATGATAGAAGATTTATTCTCCATTACTTCCTTAATAAACTTTTCTTGTAAAGTAATTTTTTCACTAGTTAAGTCATACTGATATTCTACGTTACGAATATCTTCACCTAGTTCCTTATTCTTACGTTTTAAAAGGAAGTTCATCAGTGAAAATATTTTAATGTCTAAGATATCTTCTACAACCTCACGGCGTTGTTTCGCTGGAAGTTGCATGAATGGAACAAATGTTGACGAACCCAAAATTACAACTTGTGTAAAGGATCGGTAATTCAACTTGAGTATTTGTTGTTCCAGATGTTTCTGGTAATCTCGTGCGCTTGCATCTTGATTGATAAGTTTATCATTGACATAGATTTCAAACTTGTTAGGTTTGATACCTCTTATCACTCTCACGTTCTTACCACTAGAATTAAACTCAACTTCAACGATAGAACTACCACCATTGACTGAGTTAATCAATTGCTTCTTATTGATAAGTCGAAAGGGTTTGCCAAACAAACCAAAGCATAGCGCATCAAGAATGGTGGATTTACCCGCACCATTCTCTCCAATAATAAGTGTTGTTGGACTTCTATCCAACTGTATCTCTGTGAAGTTATTGCCTGTGGAAAGAAAATTCTTCCATCTTACATACTTAAAGGTTATCAAATTATAACTCCAGATCACTTGCTTCTAGATAAAGCGATTTCATCATATTGGTTAATCTTGACTTGTCTAACGTCACATCAAGTTCTTCAATATAACGTTCAAGTAATGTCATTGTGTCTTCTGCATTTTCAATGATTGCATCGTCCACATTCTCTGCATCTAGTTCAGAGAAGTCTTCTACAATCTTCACCTCATGTGCGCCAGATTCAGATAGAACTCTATCAATAAACCTGTCGAATTTGTAGAAGTCTTTTTTATTGACAACAATAATTTTAACAAACTTCTCACTTAAAGAAGATATGTTAAACTTGTCATAGTCAACTGTAGTTTCGTCATAGTAAACCTTTTCAAAGATTGTATAAGGATTTACTATACGATCAAGTTGCCGAGTTTCTGTATCAAAGATATGAAAACCTTTTGGGCAACCGTTGTCACTCCAAGTCATCTGATATGTGTTACCCAAGTAATATACTTGTCCATCATCTGACTTCTTATGAAAGTGTCCACTGAACACTGTATCAAACTTCTTCAGAAAGCCTTTGTCATAACCACTTTCTGAGAAATGTCCAGCGTGCATTTCGAACCCATTAATCTCCAAGTGTCCCATCGCAACTTGTGCATTGGTATCTTGAATTGCCTGCATAGTTTTTGCATAATTTTCTGGATTAATCCAAGGAATAAACATGATAGGTGTACCATCAAATTCAACCGTGGCTGCTTCTGGATATACAAAGATATTAGGATTGCGTCCATCTACCAATTCAGATAGGGAGTTAACATCATTCGTATTCTTATAGAAGGTATCGTGATTACCTACCATCATATGAACAGTAATGCCCATATCAACAAAGCGTTGCATAAAACGCTCACGAAAATCCTTTGCAATCTTATACGAGACAAACTTACGTCTGTCCATTACATCACCAAGGTGAATAACCGTGTCGATACCGTGTTCTTCAATATAAGGAAAGAACGTGTTCTCCCAAAATTTATAGAAATATTCGTTAAAGGCTAGGTTATCGTTTCTCGCTCCAAAATGTGTATCAGTTATCAGTGCGATCTTCATCTATCTCATCACCCTCTTCATCATAAAATTTTTCTAAACCCTTTGGTTCAGTAACTTTCTTTTTCTTGGGTTTATAAACAGCTTCTGCTGGAAGAAAGTTCTTTTGTAGATAATCAACATATGCCGTCTGATCAAAGTCATCTCCATCAACAAGAATATCTACATTCATGTTTGAAATGATTTGGTGTTTGACGTGTTGTTGCTTCTTTTCTTTTTGAATCCTACGAATGAATGCATAGTAAATTATCTGTGTAAAATATGCAAATGGATTGTTAGATTTCTCTGGATTGAAATTGCCACAATACTGCAAACAGTTCTCAATCCCATCAGAAATCATTTCATCTCTGTAGGTGTAATTGATAAAATTTGGACGATAAGATAGGTGGTTAGCAATCTTTAAGAAGCATTCTCCGATATAATTGGTTACTGGTGGTTGTGGTTCACCATTAGCCTCTGCTTCTGCACATCGCTCTTTCCACTCTTTCATTGCTTGTAGGAACTCTGCATTATTGACGTAATGCACTCCTGATTTTCTTTTAGCCATAATAACTCCACATATATTGTTGTATTACATTTACAACTATTACTCTATTATACACGAAAGAGCATAAATGTCAAGAAGCAAATTTATTTTCAAAAATCTATTGACTGCCTCTTGACAAGGTGGTATATTTGCTATGTAGGGTTTGAGAATGAATATTAATGAAATAACTTAGATGGTGATTCGAGTTCATCTAAGATTTCTTCATCTTCATCCCAATCCTCTTCTTCAACATACTCATCCTCTGAGTAACCTTGATGATCCAACTTGAGGACACAATATTCATAAAATTTAGATAAACCGTAGGAGGCGTTAGCCATTGCTAAGACTTGGGCCTTAGGAATGTTAACATCTTTATCTTCTGCAAAGTGTATCCATCTTTGTAAAGAAACTGATTCTTCAACGCCACCACTCTCTACTCTAGGGATTGACAATAATTTTAATGGGCTTCTTACACCGAAAGACTTTGGATTGTCTTCGGCAATTAGTTCACTTACAATCTCCTCACCGCTAGACAGTTTCATTATTTTTACTTGGTTGTCTGTCATTTGAGTTTTATCCTTGTAATTTCATAATCAAATTGTTCTTCATTATAGATATTTATCCGTTCCAAAAAATGCCCTAATGTAAAGTTTCTTTTGGATTTGTAGGTGAAGTCATCGGCGAGATCAAAAAGGGTAGCTTCATCTTTATTTTCACCCTTACGCAATCCCCTTCCGATTGACTGCAAGGTTCTAACTCTGGACTTACTTGGACTACTGAACACGATGTTATGAAGGTTGCGAATATTGATGCCAGTACTAAACGTACCATAGGATGCCACGATAATTGCACTCTCTTCTTTTTCTGTGATGGCCCGAATCTGTTCACGAGTTTCAGTGTCCGTCCCTCCAAAGACATAGAAAACTTTTCGCTCTGTAGAATTCTTAATCATATCGTGCAGAACATTACCGTGCTTCTCCACAAACTGAAATAGAACCAATGTATTGCCTTTGAGATTCAATGTCAAGTCACGAATGAATTCATTGCGTTTTGGATGTGTCACAATGAATTCCATTTCTTCTTGATACTTCATATCTTTTACAAGTTTACACTCATGCTCTGGATATGACAATACTAATGCTTTAATCTTAAATGATGCAAGTGTTTTCTTATCTATCAACTCTTTTGTTGTAATTACTTTATTTAGAGTACCAAACAATCCCTCTAAGACAAGACGGTGCGTTTGCATACCATCAAGTGTACCTGTCAACCCAAAGCGATACTTACAGTTTTCCATCTTTGTGAGAATAGAGGTAAGAGACTTAGCTTTGAAAAGGTGCGCCTCATCTCCTACAACCATACCGAACTGATTGAAATAACTCTTAGGAAATTTGTAGATAGATTGCCATGTAGAGATAACAACTCGGCGTGTTACTTCCTTATCATGTCCACCATAGATTCTCTGCATATGTTTCTCATTCCATCCATAGTCGATGAAGTCTGAGAACATCTGTTCTACCAGAGATGTTGTTGGAACAAGAATAAGAATCTTATCAGTTGCTTTGTCTTGCAAAAGCAACATATAGTAACGTATAAGAATGTAGATTATAAGTGACTTACCTGAAGCAGTAGGACTAAGAAGAAGAGCCCTATGTTTTCTAATTGCGTGTTGTATTGCATTAACTTGGTAATCACGAGACTCAATACTCTTTCCTTGAGACTTGAGTTTGAGACTGTCGATAAATCCTTTGAGATTTTCTTCACTGAGTTCTTTTTCATCTTGTAATTCCTCACTAATAGTATAAGGCTCTTCCCATTCATCCAACCACTTGATAAGATATGGTAGTAGTCCAACATACAGTTCTCCTGTTGCTGGTGAGAAGAGGCGAATCTTGCCGTCCCATATACGATTACGATATGCGGGCATAAACTTTGCGCCAGGCACTTCAAATGTGAAATACTCTGATATCGCACGAGCAGTTGATGGTTCTGTGTCGATTTGAAGATAAACTTCATTTCTCTTAGATACGGTTGTCATACTGCCCCATCAACAAACTTTCGCCACTCTATGGCGTTCTTGATATCCCAACCACGTTGCTGTACCTGTTTAAGAATACGTTCACACGAATCAATACACATTGCATAATATTCCACCTTCTGTTTAAGTTTGATGAGTTCTTCATCAGACTCCAAATAGATAGGCAAATCTGCTTTTAGGATTTTGTGATCGAAAGGATTGTCTCTGTAGACATGAGGTTCTGCCTTACCAGAGTAATATTCCCACTTCTGTCTATACTTAACCTTATAGGTTCCTTCATTCATCAACTTGAGTTGACGAAAGTTATTATAGATGGTGAGATATTTTTGATGGAGGGATGCAGTACGAAGAGATTCGTTTGCGAGTTCCAAGTCATCGAATCTTAAATCTTTCGATGCTTGTTCTTGTAATTCTTCAAGTGTCATAATAATTCACATCCTAATAATAAAAGTGAGCAGAATCGGTGGACTTGCTTTTCTACATTATCCTACAGTGAGGACTCAAACAAACAACTGTTCAAGTTTACCTCATCTGCTCATACTTATTTATAAAACTTCAATTTCGTATAAATCGTAGTTAAACGTAACCGAAGAAGATAACTGAGTTGATCCCTCATCTTTGGTATCATACTGTAAGCCAGATAAAGATGTAGGGTATAGGTTTCTAAAATTAACCTGTAGTACAGGATTGTTTTTGTTTGTAAGGATAGTTAGAGTTGCATCACTAGTCAGAACAGATGGATTAGAAACCCCACCCTTACCAGAGTTTGGTTTAGGATTATCATTATTACCCTGTCTAATCGCACTCTCATATTGTTCTGGAGTTTTGGGGAAACCAATGCCAGTCATCCAATCATGGATTTCTTTCCAGTTGCTCAAATCCTCCTGTACAAGAAAAGATACCTCTAAAGGAGAAAAGTCCAAAGTATCTCCCATAAATGGCATTGCCTTATAACGTGAGTTTAGAATCGCATCACCAGAAAAGGCGATGCCAGGCAAATTAACTTCTGTAATAAAGTACTGTACATTAGGTACTTTTAAAATATCAAACCGAAACTGTGTTGGACGTGCCAAGTCAAAGTTAGCTGGTTGTCTGTTTAGTGCATTAAGATCAGGCATAATACTCCCCTTATGATTCTATTTATAACGACCATAAAAAAGGGGGGACGAATTGTCCCCCCAAGTAGGTTGATTAACTCAACTCTTCTTATTACATGATGTTTGTAACTTGTACACGTCTGTAGTAAGTGTTTGCGTTTGCAGTTAGAGCACCACCGCCAGCGGTTGTACCTTCTGCGAATGGGTTTGCAGTCAAGCCGTAGCGAGTCTTGAACCCGATTTTTGGTTGGAATGTGTTCTCACCAACTGCACGAACCATCTGTAGAGGAACGTATGGGCAGTAGAACAAACCAGCGTCATAAGGTGATGTACCTTTGTAACCAACTGTGTAGTACTGTTTTGCAGCACCGTTACCAGCATATGGGTCGATGTACACTTTATAACGTCCGTTAAGAACACCAGCAAATGTGTTGCCAGAATCGTCAACGCTTAGGTTGTTGCTAAGAGCAGGAGTGTAATCCAATACACCAGCCATTTGTAGAGCAGAAGCAACATCTGAGGAACAGATGATGATGTTACCCTTACCACGGCGAGTTTGTTGTGCGATTGCGTTTGCATCACGCTCAACTTGGAACATCAAGCCTTTGAACTTCTCAACACTCCAACGACCGTTTGAGTCAACGTCAAGGTCAAAGATACCAGCAGTTGCTGTGTCTGTTTGAGCACCTGGCTTCGCAACAGTGTAGATTGTGCGAATAACTTCA